TAGATAATGAAACATACTCAGGAACTCACCATTTACTTGCAAAAAGAGATGGTGTGGCTCAGATGATTTTATCTGCAAACCTATTGACTACAGACAAGTTGTGGTCTACAAAGACAAACTCTTGGATTGACATAATTGACTTGGTTATAACTCAGGTTGAGCATCAGGTTGTTTCAATCAACTGTGAGCCACTAGATATGTTCTTTACAGAAAACTTCCTAGTCTATGATGGCTATCAGATAGATTATCCATTGCCTGACCCAGATCCTATGGTAGAATAATAGTATGTCAGAAAAAATAAATAAAATAAAAGAAATAATAGAAAATAATAAAAATTCTCTCGTTGGACCAATGGACCTTATTAATCCAAACACAGAATGGGCTAGTGAAGAGTTGTCTGGCAAAAGGTATTTAATGTGCAAAACTTGTCCAGAACTTATAAAGTTAACATCACAATGTAAAAAGTGTGGTTGTTTTATGAAGGCAAAAACTAAACTTGAAAAAGCAGTATGTCCGATTGGTAAATGGTAATGAATATTAAAGATCCTGAAATAATTAAAACAATACTTCCTCCAAAAGAACTAAAAGATTTGCAGAAGTATGCTATGAAGATGTGGTCAACAGAGCCAAACTACGATGAGTCATTTGGAAGACACCAATGGGCAAATACAGAAGAATTAAAAAACTTTCATGAAATGTTAACAGAATTTGCAAGAGATCATTTTGAGTCACAAACACTAAAACCTTCCTGGTGCCTTATGTCAATTTACGAGGGTAAAGAAGCAAAGTTATGGAAGCATAAAGATGACAACGCTTGTACTTACCACATAAACTTTTGCGTATTTCAAAAGACTCCCTGGGAACTGTGGGTAGAAGGAAAGCCATACTTGCTAGAAGAGAATGATGCACTAATGACATACGGCAATGATCAAGAGCATTGGAGAGAAGAGTTTCCAGATGCTGATAATAATATGGTTTGCAATGCTTTCTTTTTCTTTTGTGAGCCAGAACACTGGTACTTTACAGAAGGTCCAGAATATCTTTATACTCATATTCGTGCTGAAAAAAATAATAATTTGGATTCAATGTGAAAACAATTTTTATAAATATTCCTTCTTATCAAGATCCTGAAATTTGGGAAACAGTAGATAACTTTTATGCAAATGCTAAATATCCAGAAAGAGTATATTTTGGTATAACAAATCAAACAGATAATAAAGAATTGCATCAAGAGGTTCTTGCTAGATTTTTAAATGTAAAAATGGATATTGTTGATCCAGGGGCAATTGTAGGGTGTCAACCAGCAAGAATTAATTCTCACAAACTTTATGATAATCAAGATTATTATTTAAATATGGATTCTCATATGAGATGTATAAAAAACTGGGATGAAGAACTAATTAATGATTTTGAAAAATTACAAAAACGAGAAGGTCCTTCTGTTATAACATGCTATGCTGCACCTTACGATAAAGATGAGAATGGTGTTGACATTATAGAAGATATTGATTACTCTACTTCTTTTTATATGCAAGAACATAATATTAATCATTTTAAAAAATTTGGAATTCCTCAGTTTTGTGCATATAATCAAAACTATGGAATAGAAACACCATCTCCATATATTTCTGGACATTTCTTTTTTACAAGTAGACAAGCAATTATAGACTCTCCTTTTGTAAAAGAAATAATGTTTACAGAAGAAGAGATTTTTATGGCTGTTAGATTCTTTACTGCTGGGTATAATTTATACAATCCTAAAAAGACATATGTTTATCATAGATATGGAAGAAATGGTAGAAAATTATTTTGGGAAGATTTTCCAGATGTTTGGCATAAAAAAGATATAGAGTCTAGAAATTTTGCAAGCAATGTTTTGCAAAATAATATTGTAAACAATGAAAATGGTTTGCTATCAAAAAGGACCCTATCTGAATTTGAGTCTTATTCTGGACTCAGATTTTCAGACAGGGCCTTTGATGAATCTATTATAAAAAATAGAATTACTTAGGAAATTTTGACATCCACATTCTAGTCTTAGGGGTTATACCCTTCCAAGAAGACCAGTCGTCTCCACCACTTGTCATGTAATATGCAATCTCTGCATTTTTTACAGGGTTAAAGAGTTCAGCATTTGACTCAATATCAAACTTAGTTCTACGATCAGGACCAAGGTCATCAATCATATTAATTTGAAACATTCCATAAGATGAGTCACCTGTCTTATGGTTACCGTTATAGGCCAATGGTCTACCATTGGATTCTTTTTTTGCTACGGCCCAAGCAACTACAAGTTCTTTACCCTTGAAGCCAACTAGGGATAGTAGTTCTTTTAGTTCTAGATCAGTAAGAGATGTTTTGTTTTCAAAACTCTCTAGTTTTTTTGCCTTAGAAACCAAAAAAACCTCTTTCGAGGTGGTTTCCGATATCTGAGCCTGTTCAAGACTAAGATTATTTTTGATGTCTAGTTCTGGTGTAGCATTAGCAGCATTAGAAAATACACTGACAAGTGCCACGATACTGAGTGTGCTAATGATCTCTTTGTTTCTTTCGATAAATTTAATCATAGTTTCCTCCTTAGAAAACAATAACACCTTGGTAGGTGTTACTACCAAGTATAACATAAAATTATGTCAAAAGTCAACTTTATACGGTGGTATAATAAATATTATGTCTGTATCGTCACGTAATTATCCTACAATGAAGTATCCCATTGCTTCTGACCCTGTTAATGTACACGGAGACTTTAAAGTATTAGTTGATGCTTTAAATGATATTTTGCCACCACTAGGAATGACTAGCGTATCATCTAAAGTTAAAAATAATTCTGGCGTTTCATTACTTTCTGGAACTCCTGTTTTTATTTCTGGAAGCATGTCTGGTTTGCCAACGGTAGAAAAATATAATCCATCAAGCAGTAGCCACAATCCAGATGCTCCAATACTTGGAATAGTACAAACTACAATACCAAATAATCAGGATGGAGTTGTTGTTGTTTCTGGTGTTTTGCAGATGAACGTAACACAATTTGCTACTACAGTCGGTGCAAAAATTTATGTTAACAACAATGGAAATCTTGTTCAGGGTCGTCCTACATCTGGCCCAGCAAGATATGTTGGGGTGGTTGGAGTTTTAGGTGCACAGGGTTTGTTAATAGTTCAAACAAAAGGAAATGGTACATGGGGAGCACTCAAAGACGGATTATCGTGATATAATAAAAACATGGCAACTTTAAGAGGATCTCAATCATTATATGATATAGGAAATAAACCACCTACAGTTATTTGGACCGTTGTTCGTGGAGATACCTCTGGTTTTAAGGTTTACGTAACAGATGATCTTAAGCAGCCTTTGATTTTAAAGGGCGAAGCATCTGAATGGAATATAGAAATGAAAATTAAAAGACCAAACCAAGCAAAAGACCTTGGGGTTATCACAGATGATGCAACGCTTGTAATGCACTTACACCCAAGAGCAGACGAAGATGACCTAGTTGGCGAATTTACAGTTTGGCTTACAGCAGCACAGTCTGTTGAACTTCAGACAGGAGACATCTTTGATATTCAGGTTAGCGACCCAACAAGAGTTTGGACAGTTTGCCAGGGTAGCATGAAGATTCTTGAAGATGTAACAGATTAATGGCAACAGCAGTAATACTTGATGATTTAAAAAATAAAACAGAACGAATCTTTCCAATAGATTATGCAGTAGTTCAAGTACAAGATATAAGAGTAAATACTTTAATAACTGAAGTCTTGCCATTTAGGGTTAAGTTTACGGCAATTCAAATAGAAGGTTTGGGTCTTGGAAATACCCCAGCAATTCCTTTACAGGTTATTGGTTATAGCAACTATATTCTTTAATAATATTATTAAAAGGGGGTTATAATTACCACATGGCTAAAATATCAATTCCAGGAGTAAAGAGCCTATTCCAAACAGGTGATAGACCTACTCAAGAAAATTACGAAGACCTAATTGATACCCTGTCATCCCAATCAACAGATTTGGGTTCATCAGGTAACAATGAAAATACAATCACAGGTATTGAGAACGTAACTGTTATTGATAACTTTGATGCTACAGTTTGGCGCATGGTCAAATATATTGTTTCAATATCAAAGACCACAGCAGGGGACAACAAGTTCTACGCAACTGAAATGACAATTCTCGTTGACGGTACAAATGTATCAGTTAGCGAATATGGAACAATCGACAATGATGGGAATATTGGCACCATTAATGTCTCTCGCACTGGAAATACCGTGGCTTTAACAGTCACTCCAGATCCTGCGATCAAGCCAGTCACTGTACGTTTTGCACGTATGGGACTTAAGG